GGATAGAGTTAGATTAACAACGACAGGTGGAAGTGCAACATTTGATGTTAATAGTGGCATTAACATACAATATCAATAGGAAAACAATATGACAGACGTAATTGAAGTAAACGTACAAACAGGAGAGAAGATAACACGTTCTTATACCCAAGAAGAAAAAGATGCTATTGCTGCTGCTCAACCAACGACTGATGAAAAGTGGGTAGATATAAGAAGTAAACGCGATGTATTATTAAGAGAATGTGATTGGTGGGGTAGTTCAGATGTAACTATGTCAGATGCACAAACGGCTTATAGAAAAGCATTAAGAGACATACCTACTCAGAGTGATGTAGATAACATAACGTGGCCTACTAAACCCTAATGTTACAAGCCTTAATAGGACCAGTAGCTTCATTACTGGATAAATTCATACCAGATGCTGACACTAAACAGAAGTTAGCGCATGAAATTTCTACTATGGCTGAAAATCATGCTCAAGAAATTGCTTTAGCTCAGATAGCTGTCAACAGAGAAGAAGCAAAGGGAAATTGGTTCCAAAGTTCGTGGCGTCCCGCCTGTGCGTGGGTTTGTGTTTTAGGCTTTGCTATAAATTTTTTGGTTTCCCCACTAGCAGCGCCATTTGGTATCATTGTTCCGCAGGCTGACACAGCAACTATGCTTCCGGTTTTGATGGGAATGCTTGGATTGGCGACCGCTAGATCGTACGACAAGGTGAAAAAAACAACAAAATGAAAGAGTTAGTTGACTTAATGGAAGAGGGAGTAAATAATATGTTGGGCAAACTTAAAGATTGGGCCGGATGTGTTCCGCCTTTTGTTTGGTACATCCTAGTATTTATACTTGGGTATATTACTGGATCTATATAAATAATAAACACGAGGCGTTTTTATGGCCTTTACGAAAGAACCAGACTATGCCGGGTTACTACCCTATTGCATAACTGACAAAGAAACGGCCTATATAAAGACTCTCTCTGAAGGGAAGTCTCAAGCCACAACAGCTCTTGAACAAGATGTAGCTAGATCTACCATAGCTGATACAATTTATCGTGTTCGCCTCCGAAGAAAAAAACAACAATCTGGGCAGTCTACTTTATATAACGAAGCTGGCTCTCCCTCCGCGACGTGGGTTAAAGGTCAATCACAAAAAGGCCAAAGAAATACTCAAGAAATAATTGACGAAACAGTTACAGCGTTTAATGAAAAGGTTAAATATAAATCTACTAGCACTAAAGCTCCTAAAGTTAAAACCAAAGACCTCTTAGCCTGTATTTGTATTGGTGATGCTCACCTGGGTATGCTCTCATGGGAGGAAAAAGCAAAGGAAGATTTTGATTTAAAAATAGGCTGCAAAGATTTAACTGACGCTGCTGATAGAATCATAGATGCTATCCCTTCTACACATGAAATATTAATAGCTCAACTTGGTGATTTTTACCACATAGATGATTCTCTTAATCAAACACCCGCCAACAAAAATCCTCTTGATGCAGATTCTAGATTTTCTAAAATTATTAAGTCTGGTATATATGTTTTACGGTACTTTATTGAAAAAGCCTTGACAAAACACAAAATTGTGCGTGTTAGAAACGTGGCTGGAAACCATGATCCCCATTCTCACGTTGCGTTAAGTTGTGCTTTAGCTACTTTTTATGATTCTAATAAACGTGTAATCATTGAAGATTCACCTAAAGCTATGTATTACTATAAATTTGGTAATAATTTAATAGGGATTACGCATGGGCATATGCCTAAACCTGATAAACTACCTTCAATTATGGCTGTAGATTGTCCTGAATGGGCTCAATGTGATTTTAAATATTGTTGGCATGGTCATATACACACAAAGCGTAGCTTTGAAGATATGCAAGTTATTGTAGAATCGTTTAGAACGTTAGCTCCTGGCGATGCTTGGACAATAGATTCAGGGTACAGAGCCGGAAGAGAAATTCAAGCCATTATATTGCACAAAGATTATGGTGAGGTGGAACGTCACACAGCTGGTATTAGGAGAATAAGAAATGAAAAAGGGCTTTAAAAAATTTCCTCTTATCTGTGTTCTCTGGTATGACCACTCAGGAGATGCGGGATGGGTAGAAAGTCTAGACGAATTAGATGAACCTCCAATAACGTGTAAAACTGTAGGTTTTAAAGTAAAAGAGACTGAAACATCAATACATATTATGTCTACGCTTACAGATGATGGCAGTCAGGGAGGAAATAACGAAGTGTTAAAAAGTTGCATTATAAAAGAGAAAGTGCTTAGAAAGGCGTTATAAGTATTGATTTACTGCTTAAACAGAATTATTCTTTAATGTTAATGTTTTATTTTCAGGTAGGTAAAATATGATAAATGATCCGATTGTGGACACTCCTATTAATGGGCATTATAAAAAATTTGTAGCTTTTGAAGCTGATGAATTATGTGAAAGAATGGGAGTAAGTTACCCTCAAGAAATGACTTATTTGGATTTTGAAGAATTGATACAAGAATGGCATGAACTGGGGATAAGTATTACATTTGATGTAGATGTCCCAGAAGTATGACTCATTGGATAATTGTTTTACTAGTTTACTATTCAGGTAGTGACAGAGTAGACATTGTACCGCTTAAAAATGTAATTTTTGATAACGGAATACAGTGCAATGAAGCTAAACTTTCTAAAGAATTTCAAGACCATTTAATAAAAGAATGGAAAGGTTTAGGGGTATCTTACGTAAAACCTTTTTGCAAGCTAGTAAATTTTCAAGATAAAAGACTTGCCGACGAAAAGAATGTAGAAAATTTAAACGATTGGCCCATAGAGTATTTATTTAATCCTACAGGTCCTATAGACTTTACGGGAGAAATGAAATTTGAGGATGAGAACTATAAATGGCATTAAAAACACTACAATTTCAACCTGGTATTAATCGAGATAAAACTAATTATTCTGATCAAGGTGGCTGGTTTGATGGCAACATGATTAGATTTAGACAAGGTTATCCGGAAAAATTAGGCGGTTGGCAAGTAGAAAATTTAGTTGCTTATCAAGGCACTGCTCGTAGTTTATTTGCGTACTCTACTGATGATGGAGCAGTAAATGTTGGTATAGGCACTAACAGTAAAATGTACATTTGTTCAGGAACAGCTTTACACGATATAACACCTCTTAGAGCTACTTTTACTTCAACTGCTACGGATAATTGCTTTACTACAACTACTTCAGCTGCTACCACTGTAACAGTAAACATTGTTGGTCATGGTGCTACAGCAGGGGATTTTGTTACTTTTAGTGGTGCTACTGCTGTAGGAGGTATAGCCGCAGCAAATCTTAATTTAGAGTTTGAAATACAAACCATAGTAGATTCAGCTAATTTTACAATAACTACTTCAACATCAGCTACTTCAGCTACTTCAGGCGGTGGCACAAGTATTACCGCTGCTTTTCAAATTAATATTGGTAGCGCTACAGTTAGTGGTGGGCAAGGTTGGAGCATGGGGACTTATGGTAGATTAACTTGGGGTTCTAGTATTGTTGCTCCTGTTATAACTACCGCTCAAATAACTTTTCAAGATAATTTTAATAACGACTTAATATTTAACATTTCAGAAAGCGACATATTTTATTGGGTGTATGAAAACACTTATGGAAATCGAGCAGTTAAACTTAACTCTTTAACAGGTTCTAAAGCTGTTCCTGAACAAGTAACTAAAATTATGTTCGCACCTAGTGGGCATCTATTAGCTTTAGGGTGTACGTCTTTTAGTCCCACAACGACAGCTGCAGGGGTGAGCATTAGTAGTATAGCTAGAGGAGGTACAGGTAATTTAACAGCTACCTTAACTACCAGTGGAGTACATGGATTAGCTACTTTAGATTACGTAACAGTTAGCGGTACTATACCAAAACTTTTTTCTGGAACGTTTCAAATTACGGTAACTGGAACTACTACTTTTACATACACAATGCTTGCTGACCCAGGTGGTAATGCCACTACTACAGGTAGTTATGTTAAAAATAATTTTACAGGATCTCTTGATCCATTACTTATCAGATGGGCTAATGTAGATCCTACTATAGGTCCTGAACCAGAAGTATGGGACCCAAGTGCCACTAATACAGCTGGGTTTTTACCTGTTAAATCAGGTTCAGAAATTATAACGGGGTTAAATGCTAGGCAAGAAACACTAGTTTGGACTGATACTGCTTTAAGTTCTTTACAGTTTTTAAAAACAGCTGAAGTGTTTGGGTTACAAGAAATAAGCAATCAAGTTAATATTATGGGGCCCAATGTAGTTGCTACTTCTAACAATGATGTTTTTTGGATGGGCAACGATAAATTTTATGTTTACTCAGGAAGAGTAGACACACTCCCCTGTACATTAAAACAATACATATTTGAAGATATTAATAGGTCTAAAAGTGAGCTTTTCTTTGCTGGTACTAATTCAGAATTTAATGAAGTTATTTGGTTTTATGTCTCTAATACAGCTACTGAAATAGACAGATACGTAATTTTTAATATACAAGATAAAGTATGGTATTACGGGCAATTAGCACGTACAGCATGGATAGACACAGGAGCTAATAAATTTCCTTTGGCTACAGCTGATGGCAATTTATATAGCCATGAAAACGGTAACGACGATGGGCAAAGAGCCGGCGCAGCTCCAGTAGCAATTACTTCTTTTATTCAATCCGCAGATATGGCTGTAGGAGATGGAGAAGAGTTTGTACTGACTAAGCGCGTTATACCTGATGTTAATTTTATTGACTCGGACACCGCTAGTTTTTCAGGAGGTACATTAACACCTGAAGTGCAAATGACGGTGGGGGTTAGAAATTTTCCTGGTGTGGCTAGTAGCACTAGTGATGTTGAAGGTACTTCTTTACAAAGAAATATTACGACTACAAGCGCTACTATTGATCAATATACAGATCAAGTATTTGTAAGAGCTAGAGGTAGACAAATGAATTTTAAAATAGGATCAACTGGGTTAGGCGTTCAATGGCAATTAGGTTCTCCACGTGTTGATTTTAAACCTGACGGACGAAGAGGCTAATGGCTACTAGGAAAAAAGAAAAACCAATACGTAAAACTACTACGGGAAAAGGTAGAAACTACCGTAAAACATCTGAAGGCGCGGGTATGACTAAAAAAGGTGTAGCCGCGTATAGAAAAGCTAACCCAGGGTCTAAGTTAAAAACAGCTGTAACAGGTAAAGTTAAAAAAGGTTCAAAAGCAGCTGCTCGTAGAAAATCATTTTGCGCTAGAATGTCAGGAGTTAAAGGCCCAACCAGTAAGGATGGTAAATTAACTAGAAAAGGCGCAGCACTAAAGAGATGGAGGTGTTAACGGGATGCCTGATTTAAACACAACTAAAGCACCTAATTTGGTTATTCCTACGATTGATTATTCTCAATCTAATCAAAATCAATTTACTAATCAATTACGTATTTACTTTAATAGCGTAGATGAGTCTACAATAAAACAAAACACAGCTGTTATGAGCAATAATGTTTTATATTGGATAGGTAGTTAATATGGCTTTTCAAGACATTACAGGTATTAAAATAGCTCAGGATGCTTTAACTACAAGTTTTGATACTTATTACACTACTCCTGATGACACACGTACCTACGTTAAAGACATAACTGCGGCTAATACTACTGCGGGGGCTTTAAATCTTTTTGTATGTTTAGTGCCTAGTGGTGCTTCTGCTGGCACTACAAATGCTTTAATATATACTAAAGAAGTAGCAGCTAATGATATTTACCAATGGACTGGTCTTCAAATCATAGAAGCTGGGGGTACACTACAAGCTAAAGGTAGTGGCACGGGATTAACATTAAATGTTTCAGGGGCAAATGCAGTAGAATAAAACTATGGACTTGTGGTGGATAATATTGATTTTGATTTTATAAAAGCTAATGAAGGTTTTGAGTTACAGGGTTACGTACCGGTAGATAAAAACAATAAACCTTTAGGACACTCAGGAGTGACTATAGCTTCTGGCTTTGATTTAGGGCAAAGATGCCTTAAAGATATAAGCGGCTTTTATAAAGAATTGAGAGATAAGCTAATTCCCTATTTAGAGCTACAAGGGGAAGAAGCTTTAGAGGTAGCCCATACCTTGTGTATTAGTGAAGAAGAAGGCAATAAAATTAATAACTTTGCTAAAAGACAAGAAATTGGTAGGCTACAAGAAAAATGGTATGATAAAACAAATAGTGACTTTAAGTTATTGCCTCAGAATCAAGCTACAGTTATTGCTTCTGTAGCTTTTCAGTATGGGGATTTAGAGTCAAAAACACCCAAATTTTGGGCGCAAATCACTTCCGGCGATTGGGAAGCTGCATACAACAATCTTTTAAATTTTGGGGATCGTTATCCTTCAAGAAGAAAAAGAGAAGCTAAATACTTACGAACACACGAACTTACGACCCGCTTTCTTAAAAGAAATAAAGTGGTATAGAGGAAACATAATATGAACGACCCACGCTCGCAAGCACAGGGATTAGCGCAATTTGGTAGATATGGAGATTCCATGCTCATGCATGTGAACCCTCAAGAGTTACAAGGGCTTCAATCATTAGCTCAAGCTAACGGCACATCACTTACTACTAATCCATATACGGGTCAACCAGAAGCTTTTAATTTTGGAAACGTTTTACAAACAGCTCTTCCTATAGCTGCTGGTTATATGGTAGGTGGTCCTATGGGTGGTACAATGATGGGGTCATTAGCCGCTGGTGCAGCGACAGGAGCTGGTATAGCTGCAATTAGAGGCGAAAATGTGTTAATGGGCGGCCTTATGGGGGGTATGGGTGGTTATGGTGGTCACGGTATTGGCGCTGCTGCTGGAAGTGTAGCGGCTGACACCGCATCTAAATCTGCTATGAGTAATTTAGGTACTAGAAACGCTGCGTTGGCAGCAAACGAACAAGCTGTTGCATCTCAACTTATGGCTCCTAATCCCTTTACTACTGCTGGTCGTGCAGCTGCCGGTGCTCAAAGTGGTCCTCTGCATCAATTAGCTGCTAACGTACCAAAATCAGCGTCTATTTCTAGTCCAGGACATCCAGTAGTAAGCGGTAAGGAATTTTTACCATATGGTGGCGGTACTGCAGGTAGCTCACAAGCGATTACAGACCGGTACTATGATGCACTTAAAGGTCCTACAGAAACTTTGTTTACTCAAACGGGAGATGTGGCTACAGAACTAGGTGGCGGTAATAAACTGATGGGCTACGGTAAAATGGCTCTCCCTGTAGTAGGTGCTGCAGCTACGGGTATAGAACCTCCTGGTTTAAGTGAAACTGATATAGCAGCTACTCATGCGTTTGATCCTACAAGAAGACTTGATTTAGAAGGTATAGATACTGGGCTTAGGTTATTAGCTAATGGTGGTGATGTAGGTCTTGGAGGTGGAGGAGATTTTGTAGCTGGTAACTTTGCTGCTGGAGACTTCGCCGGAGATGATACTTTCGGTGAGTTTGCAGAAGTAACACAATCAGGGCAGTTTGATGATTTTAATCAGTTTAATGACTTTGCTAACGACCCTTTGTTACAAAACCCTAATAATTTTAACCCTGAAGTAAATCAACCTTTACCACCCATTAATGATACACAAAGTTTTACAGAGCTTACGGAGACTTTTTCTCCCGGTAGATTTATAGAAGGCGCTGGTGATGGTTTAAGTGATAGTATACCAGCCAATATTGATGGACAGCAGGAAGCTCGTTTATCAGATGGTGAATTTGTTGTACCAGCTGACGTAGTTAGCGGTATAGGAAATGGGTCATCTGATGCGGGTTCGGCAAAACTTTTTGACATGATGAGTAAAATTAGAAAGAGACGTACTGGTAAATTAGGGCAACCTGACGGTATTAGACCTAGCGATATGGCGGTATGAACATAGTAAAGGTGGTGACCCCCGATCAGATACATATGTTGTGGGGGGAAGTAGAGGATTGGTTAAAAACGTCTATTCAGTTAGATAATAACGAATGCACGATTGAGCAGTTGAAGGGATTGTTGGCACGAGGTGTGCAAACACTATTGGTTTCCACTAGTGAAAACAATAAGCTCATAGGAGCTATGACCGTAGAGCTTTGTAATTACCCTAATGAAAGGGTAATGTTTATTAGTGCGTTAGGTGGTAAAGGAATTGTAAACGAAGAAACGTTTAGTCAAGTTGAAGAGTGGGCTAAAATGCAAGGGGTAACAAAAGTTGTTGCTTGGGCTAAAGAGTCACAAACTAAACTTTATAAACAAAAAGCAGGTTTTAAGTCCTACAGGTATGTAGTGGAGAAGAAAATATGATTAAGTTATGGGATATATTATTTGGCGCTGTTAAGTTTTGTACACTTTATGGCGGTAGTAGCGGTGGTGGGGGTAGTCAACCTACTCATACTACGTCAACTAATGTATCTACTAATTTACCAGAATATGCTCGTCCTTTTTATGAGGAAATATTAAAACAATCAGGTAAAGAAACATATACCACAGATGCTTCAGGCAAAGTAACCGGGGTTCAGGACTACACTAAGTTTCCTGGTCAACGTGTCGCAGGCTTTGATCCATTACAACAACAGGTTCAGACGGATGTAAGTGGACTTACACAACAGCCTGGATTTACTACAGCCGCTACTGGCATAGAAAGAGGAACTACTGCTGGTTTAGATGCCGCAGCAGCAGGTATACCTACTGCTTTGTCTTACGCGCCTACACAACAAGATTTTGATACTGCTCAAGCTCAAAAATACATGAGTCCTTTTCAACGTCAGGTAATAGATTTTGAAAAAACAGAAGCTAAAAGACAAGCTGACATAGCTAAAGCAGATGCTGCTATGGGTTCCATAGGCAGAGGTACTTTTGGTGGTGGCCGTGAAGCGCTTTTACTTTCAGAAGCTGACAGAAATACTGCAGCTCAGTTAGCTGGTATAGAAGCCAGAGGACAACGCGATGCGTTTAGCCAAGCACAAGCCCAATTTAATGCTGATAGACAAGCTAGACAGCAAGCAGAATTAGCTCAAGCTCAAATGCAGAAAGACGTTGGCTTAGCCGGTCTTCAATATGGTATAGAAGGCGCTTCAAGAAGAGGCGCATTAAGCACTGCTGATCAAAGGGCTAACTTAGAACGTCTACAAGCTCAAGCAGCGACAGGTGCTGAAAAACGACAATTACAACAACAGCTTGATGATGTAGCTTTCCAAGAATTTAGGGAAGAAGAAGATTACAAGAGAAAGCTATTAGAATTTCAAAGTAATATTCTACGAGGTAACGTGGGTGCATTAGGTTCCACACAAGTAGCTTATACTCCACGTCCTAGCTTAGTTTCTCAATTAGGTGGAGCAGGTTTAGCAGGACTTGGTTTGTATAACACTATGGGTGGCTTTGGCGGCGGCGGCGGAGGTAGAGCCTAATGAATATTATTCAAATGCAAGATGACCTCAAAGGGCTACCTGATCAAGAATTAGTTAACGAAGTACAAAATC